CTTCCGAATAATGAAGATAGGTTTAAGACATACTTTTAAAAATATATTTTCTGATTTCATTGACGGACTTTTATATAAGTTAGGAAAAAGAGCAACTTACGAAGAAAACCGAAGTGGTTCTAAAACTTTAATAAAAGAAATATCTGATGATGGTATATTAGACAAAGCTACTATCTTACTTACACCAACAGCATATTCTGATGCGTTATTACATTCTGTAAAGACATATACAGGTGATAATGAAGTTGATAATGGTGATTTTGCCACAGGGGATTTTTCATATTGGTCTGCAGGAGGTCCTCCTGCTGCTAGTGAAGTTGTTGATTATGATGGACATACAAACGCAGCACATATTACAACATCTAGTTCACATAATGGGTATAATCAAATTTCCACTATAGATGGCAATCGTTATCTAGTTCAATTTGATGTTAAGGTTATTAGTGGTGATGTTTATTTAGGTAAAAGCGATAATAAAGTAGGTGGTGGTAATTTTACAGATGCATCTTGGACAAGTTATTCTTATTATTGGACAGCAAATGATACTCATTTTAGATTTTATAATGCTACTGCTAGTTCAGAATTTTACATAGATAACATATCAATAAAAGACGTATCTTCAGATTTTGATGTAAGTAGTGATACAGACGCTACAAGAGTAAATTCAGATGGGCTTATAGAAGATATAGATGCTAATCAACCAAGAATAGATTATACAGGTGGTGTAGGTCATATATTATTAGAACCTGCTAGTACTAATCTTATTACTTATTCAGAAGATTTTTCAAATGCAGTTTGGAGTAAACAAGAAGTTCTTGTAGAAGGTGGTTACCTTGCCCCTGATGGAAGTAATAATGCTTATAAAGTAACAGAAAATGGAGATGACAAACATTTAGTGGGCTTTAGCAGTATAAATACAAGTAACCATAAATCTATATGGGCAAAAACTGTTAGCGGAACAGGAGATGTGTATTTATTAAATCGTCATCCATATAATTTATATTCTTTAACAACAGAATGGCAAAGATTTGATGTCGCACACAATGGTGCGGATTTCTTTTACGCTTGTGATTTTAGAGGCGTTGGAACAACTTTAACAGAAGTAATTATTTGGGGCGCACAATTAGAAGCCCTATCCTACGCAACTTCATACATACCAACACATACAGGAACTACTGTTACTCGTGATGCTGAAACTTTAAGTGGTAGTGGTAACGATACTTTGATTAATTCAACAGAAGGGGTTATATATGTAGAAATGGCTGCTTTAGCAGATAGTGAATCTTATAGAATTTTAGCGTTATCAAACGGAACAGCAGACGAAAGAGTATATATGCAATATACAAATGTAAGTAACACAATATCAGTAGTTGTAAAAGAAGGGGGTGATACCCAAGCAAATATGGATTATGTTTTATCAGATGAAACTACATACGCTAAAATTGCTTGTAAATGGAAAGTAAATGATTTTGCTTTATGGGTAAATGGTACTGAAAGAGGAACTGATTCTAGCGGTGATATTCCTGTTGGACTTTCTGATTTATCATTGGATAGCCATTCAGGGGCTTATCCTTTATATGGTAAAGTAAAATGCCTTGCAGTATTTGACGAAGCATTATCTGACGTGGAACTAGCAGCTTTAACATCTTAATATGAAAAAAATAGGAAAATACGAATTTGATAGCTTACAACAAGCTGAAGAAAAGATAACTGCTTTAGGAGTAGCTACTCACGAAGGTAACGAATACCCAACACATAAACATTGTATAGTTAAGCTAGGACATATAGTCATAGAGAAAGGCGAATACAACGAAGAAGGAGAAGAAACAAAAGCACCTGTATTATCCGACAAGTACCATTTAGACGTACTTTGGAAACTTCAGGGTGCAGAAATTATTGAAGATGGTGAAGTAGTAGGACACGAAGACCCTACACAACCTGAAGGATGGGCAGAACACGCAGTAGATGTTACAGGCAATGGTGTTCACGCTTTTATGGGTTTAGAATATAATGATTATAAATTTTAAAATATGGAATTATTAGAACATCTTGGTATAGTTAATCTTGAAGTACAAACTGCACCTGTTATTCGTGAAGTGTCAGGCAAGGATTGGATTGAGTACGGTACAGATGACAACAAGAACCTATATCCACAGTTCTTGATTGACCTTTATTATTCAAGTAGCACACACGCTGCTATCGTGAATCAGACAAGTGCTATGATTGCAGGAAGTGGACTTCAAATAGAAGACGAAACAAACCTAGATGCTTTAGTACGACTTAAAAAGTTTATAGCTTCTGCGAACTCTAAAGAAACCTTACAAGAGGTTATGGACAAGATAGCTTTTGACCTTAAACTTCAAGGTGCTTACGCCCTTAACGTTATTTGGTCAAAGGACAGACAGACCATATCAGAGATACATCACATAGGAGTAGAGAAAATTAGAGCAGGTTTACCTAACGAAATGAATGTTATAGATACTTTTTATGTTTCTGCTGATTGGGGTAACACTCGTAAAACAGCAAACAAACCAACACCTATAAAAGCGTTTAATACAAAAGACAGAACTTCAGCAAATCAAATTATATATTCAAGTTTATATAGTCCTATGATGGATGTTTACGGAACGCCTGATTATAGTGGTTGTGTAAATTGGTGTTTAACCGACCAAATGGTAAGTGAGTTTCACCTAAGTAATATTAAGAACGGATTTTCAGGAAGCTATTTTATCAACTTTAATAACGGTGTACCAACAAGAGAAGAAAGAGTACAGATAGAAAGACAGATAGAACGCAAATTTGCAGGGGCTACAAATGCAGGTAAGTTTGTTTTAACCTTTTCAGACGGAAAAGAAAACGAACCAACTATAACACCTATAAGCGTATCAAATCAGGATAAAACTTTTTTAGCACTTCAGGAACTTCTTACACAAAACATCTTAACAGGACACCGAGTTACAAGTCCTATGCTTTTTGGAATTAAAAACGACACAGGACTAGGTTCAAATGTAGATGAACTTAATAGTGCCTTCGAAGTATATCAAAATACTGTCATAAAACCATTTCAGTCGAATATCCTAAAGACATTATCAAAGATATTTGAAGTAAACGATATGAACCTTCCTGTAAGTATCAAACAGCTTACACCTGTTACTACTAAGTTCGATAACGACACTCTTAAAGACGTTATGACCGAAGACGAATTAAGGTCAGAACTTGGATTAGACCCTTTAGAAGAAGACGAAGATACAGCTAACGAGGAGTTTAGTCAAGAGAAAACAGAACTTGATAAGTTCATTGACGAATACGGAGAAGACGAACCTGAAGGTTACGATTTAATTGACGAAGAAATAGTAGAATTTGAAGAAGAAGATTTTGACTTTGAAAAAGAACTTAACGAAAAACATAAAGTAAAGTTTGCTTCAACAGGAAAAGCAATACCTGACGCAAGGTCTAAGCAAGACGGAATAGATAAAGAATACAATCTTTATAAAGTAAGATATGAATATATTGAAGACGGATTTTTAACAAGGAAGTCAGGGAAATCAAGAGAATTTTGTAAGAAAATGATGACTGCAAAAAAGATATACCGAAAAGAAGATATATTAAGAATGAATAATATGACAGTTAATAAAGGTTGGGGTGCAGGTGGTGCTAATACTTATAATATCTTTTGGTTCAAAGGTGGTGGCAACTGCCATCATTATTGGTTAAGAAAAATATACTTCTTTGAACTAGGTGTAGCAACAGGCAATAAACTTAAAGACGCAACGTCAATAGTAGGTATAACAAAAGCAAGAAACAAAGGGTTTTACCCAAAAGCAAACGACGCTAGAGTTTCTAAACCACCAAAAAGAATGGCTAATAAAGGATTTATTAAAAAACGAGGATAATGTCATACGTATTATTTATATCAGAAAACAAGATAAAAGACAGTACCGCAATAGGTGGTAATGTAGATATGGAGTTTATGCTTCCGTACATTAAGGTTGCACAGAAAAAGTATATAGAAACCAAGCTTGGAACTGATTTATTTGAAGCACTACAAACAAAAATTACAGCAACAAATTTAGCAGGTGCTTATCAAACCTTAGTAGATGACTACATACAAGACGCACTTGTACATTGGGCTTTTTACGAATGTCTGCCGTTTTTAAGATTTAAAGTATCTAACGGAAATATCTATTCTAAGACGTCAGAAACAGGAACTGCTTTAAGCGAAAGTGAAGCTTCTAGTTTACGAGAAGAAATAAGAAACACAGCCGAATTTTACACACAAAGAATGATTGATTATATAATAAATAACCTTTCAAGCTTTCCTGAATATTCTACAAACACAGGTGCAGATGTTACTCCTGATAAAGACGCATTCTATTCAGGAATAAATTTAGAGATAAATCAAGAAGACAGACGTGGTATAACGCTAGACGATTTCTTAACACCTGACCTTAAATGAAACGAGGGTACTATAAAATAAAACCGAAGAACGAAGTAGCAC